CTTAACAAATTGTGCGAACTTCTCTCGTGTTAGTTGAAATTGCTTACCCGAAACGTGCTGTATAGTTACTTCATTGTCTGATGTCTTTTCTACTCTTCCAATCTTTGTTTCGGGAGATAAATTTAACGATATCATAACGTTAGGGTAAAGAGAGTTAGCATCAAAAGATACTAGACTTTCCTTGAATCCATTCTTAGGTTCTGCAACATAAGCCCCGGGATTTTTTCCTTCAGTATTGATTCTAACGAAGGTAGATAGAACTTCATTACGCGATCTAGCTCTAATAGTTAGTGCGCCGTTGATTACAGATATTGTACCCATCGCGCCTTCAAGAGTGGTAAGACCTACATATGATAACATTCTAAGTAGTGATACATATTGAAGTTTTTCTTCAAGCTTAACTAGAAGATTAACGTCCTGAATGTTGTAATCTACAAACTTTTGCCAGTCAGTATCAGCAAGAGTAGCCAAATCAATATCACCATAGTCAATTTTATTTTCACCTAGCTCAAGCTCGGCAATTGCATCTAATTTATATGATTCACGGAGAGTTAAGCAGAATCGTCTATAGATATCTAGATAGTCGAGACAGGAGATACCGTCAATATAATACCGCTTCTGCTCTCTACCAAACTTACCTTTAATCGAGCGATAGTAAATATTTTTAAGTGGTGATAATCTATTGACATACTCTGTACCTAGAATTTTTTCACACCTATTAACAATATAAGGTATATCGAAAAACTCTGAGTTCCATCCGCTCAAAATATCCGGATAGTCTTCTTCAATATATTCAATAAACTTTATGAAAAGCTGTCTTTCGTTTTTGCAATGTACGTAATTAACATTCGAGGCACTTGTTGTATAGGGCTTTAGTCCGAAAGTATTAAACGTTTTTGTAAAGTTATCATAGCAAGTTATAACATTTACGGTATGATTGGGATTATCGATATCTGGAAACGAGTCTACAGAGTAGGTCTCGATATCGATAAACATCGTTTTTAATGGATGTTTAGAAAATTCAGGTGTTTCATTCTCTCTCCAGAAACAGTCAATAAGATATTGCTGACTAGCTGGAAGATTTTCAAAGATTCTTTTTACGCCTGAGTCGCTAATAAATTTATTTCTATCGTACGCCGAGTTAAATACTCTCTTCTTTACTTTAGTATTAAAGATAGATGTTTTATCACCTCGTGGATCTTCTAGATATAAGTATGGATTAAAACTTACGTCGTACGAGACTCGCTTTCCGTCAGCATCCCAAGTAAACAATCGTATCGATTGATTACGACCGTTATAAATTGCATTCCTATACATCGAGTATATTGTAAATTATCGCGACGATATTTCAATATGTATTAATTCCACCTTTTAAGGTATCTTCTCTCTGGAGATCCATATGGTGTATTAAGAGCTTCTAAGTGACATCCTATGTTTTCTTTAGATTCTAAAAATCTTTGAGATCCAATATGTCTTAATAATTCTGTGTTTCTATAATACTGCGCTTTATTTTTGAGTATTGCTTCTAACTTAAATTCTAAATCTTCACCGGTTTTAAATTTAAGAAACTCCGGTGCATTTTTATAGGTCTCCATGTCTTGTACCATGCACGGTAGACCCAACACACATGCTTCAATAAATTTAATATCTGATTTAGATCTGTTAAAGCTGTTATCGAGTAGAGGCGCGATCATAACTTGCGCATTTAAACTATTAATAAAATCAGGATAATCGGCTAAACTCTGCCAATTATGAAACTCGATTTGCTTACTCTGTACATAAGGTAGCAACGGAGGAGGAAACGCCCCTACAAATATCCATTGATATTTATCAATGGTTTTCTTAACTAGTTCTAAAACATGAGAGAAATCATCAATACCTCCATTTTTATTATCAACATCGTAGTGAGCTCCTGATCCCGTATAAAGAATCCTAGGCTTTTTCTTATTTTTATCGTAATTATTCCAAATACGATTTTTGTTGTATTGATGACCCATCCAAGAATACGGAACAAAATTAGGTATAACTGTTATTTCTTTCTTCCCAGTTCTTTCTTGATAGAGTTTACGCATGTAGTCGCATGTTACAGTAACCTCATCACAGAGATTAATAATCTCAATACAGTTATTTCTTATCTCGTCATTATCAAACGCAAATTTAAATTTGTTATAATCCGGAATATCCTCACGAAATACAACATCATCAACTTCATATATAAGTTTAAATCCATGTTGAGCTTGAATGCTTTTAAGGTATTTTATAAATTCTCTTTGATCACTCGAAGCTTGTCTTTGTACCTTAATGCATTTTACATTAGTATACCAGCGAGGATCAAATACCATAGCTGTTAGAGAAGTTGAGCATCCTGCACCAGTAGCGTTTATTAAATTTTCTGGCCATAAGATGCGCCAGAACCCGCAGCCTGAGTAGTCAGCAAGATAGTTTACATATCTCGGTAATGATAGCTCCCGAGGCTGTAATTGCTCTGTCTGCTGTTTTGGAGGAGAGGTATTAAATGATGGTGCAAAAGGCTGAGGAAAGGGACTAGCAAAAGGACTTGCAAACATATTTTATATGTAATTTAAAATTCAGAATAATCAACGCGCTTCGTAATACCGTTTTCCTTTTCAAGAAAAATTACATCACCGGTAACTGCTTTTACTGATTCTTTTCTGTGTGATATTACTATTGAGCACTCATTAAATACATCAACTCTCTCGCGTAAAATATCAGTAATATGTTCAATACCCTTTTCATCAAACGATGAGTCGAATAATTCATCGTAAATTGCGATATTGTAACTAACACCACCTTGCATTCTACGTATATCGGAAAAAGTAAACAAACAAGCTAAGTCTATAGCTTTTCTTTCAGCTCCAGAAAAGTTAAAGTACGAACATACTTTATTTTTTTCGTTTAAAATTTCCTCCTCAAAGAACTCATTGAAAATACATGTAAAGTTTGCATCAAGCTTCTTAAGATAGTATTGTAGTTTGCTGTTTAAGAGCTCTAGAAGGCGATTCACAATATAAGATTTTACTCCTTCTTCTGAGACTATATACTTAACTATATCTAAGTTATTAATTGTTTTAGTAATAGTTTGCGTGGATTGTCTCAACTCATCTACTCTCAATTTACAATCATCAATCAATGTATCTAGGTCTGATGTAGAGTTCTCTAAAGAATTTAGATCTTGAATTAGTTCTGATTGCCAGGATTCTAATTGTTTAATTCTCAAGCGTATATTTTCTATATTTTGCTGTTGCAGTGCAATACTGGCTAGTTCCTGTTTTTTAGACGATATAGCTGATTTAATCTTATCCTTGACGGTTTTTACGTCTTCAACCTTTAGAGATGTAGCTTTGATTTGCTGTGCTAATATCTCCATTTCTGATTTAAGAGAATCCTTTTCCTTTACAATTAGGTTCTTATCATGTTCGAGAATAGATCTAAGGCAAACAGGACAGGTATCACTGTCAGTACCTATCTTTAAATATACATCCCGTTTATGTGATATAGTTGTTTTTGTGGTAGCGTTTTCTTCTAAGTAGGTGTGTATTTTATTTTCACACTGTATCAACTTATCCTCTAGTATCTTAATATCTTCCGTGAGTTTATTAGCATCGGGTAGATTTATATTTGCTAGTTTTTCATTTAGAGTATTAATTTCGTCTTTATTATTATTAAAACGACTCTCGTATAGTTCCTTCTTTTCTAATTTACGCTCAATAGATTTCTCTTTTTGCTCAATATAATTATTATAGTTTTTATCTACCTCCTCTAACTTACTATATTCAATATCATATTGTCTTTTAATCTCATTATATTCTGAACGAATATGAGATATCATTTTAGAAAATACCTCCATACCGAAAATATCCTCGATAAACTTCCTCTTATCGATTTTATTTTTCGCCATAAAGGGAATTGCATTATTCACAGTCATAATAACACAATTTTGAAAAATAGCAGGAGACGAACTTAATACATCACAAATATATTTTGTTGTATTTGCTGTGCTATCGCGCGTTTTATCTACACCGTCTTTATATACAAAAACTTTTGTTGGCGACAAAGTACGAATAATTTTAAAAGTATTATTACCTCGTGGTGAGCATACATCAAAATCTAATTCTACGTGCGTCTTGCCCCCTGTAATGTTATTGATAATAAGATCCTTTTTAATCTCACGAAGAGTTTCGCCAAAAATGGAAAAATATATTGCATCAGCTACTGTAGATTTGCCTACAGCATTTTTTCTTTCTGGCTTATCTTTATTATTACCAGTTAAGATATGTAACCCCTCTCTAAATTCTACTACTACAGGCTCATCACCAATAGAAAGAAAATTTTGAATTGCAATTCGTTTAAAAGTTACGTTCTTCATACAGTACACTTATTATAGAGATCGATAGTATAGCTTAAAACATCTTTTTTATTTTGTATATCAAGTAAATTTACAAATTCTTCTATAGCAGCAGGGATATCTATACCAGATAAGTCTTTCTCAGGTTTATCAGAACCTATTCTATTAAAATTAATATCATAATCTAATGTAAAATTAAGAGGTTTAAGTTGTGTTAATTTATTCGTAAGAATATCTATATCTTCTTGAGTAATATTCTTATCTATCTTCAGCTTTACAATATTATTTGTAAATAGTTGACGTGTAGATGAATCGATTGTACCGTGCTGCACAAGATCGCTTAAATTGATCTTCTTGTATAGCGGTGATACATTGTTCTCACTAAACTCATATTCAAGGGTGTCTAGATCTAGAATATAATAGCCTTTTTTATTATCTAGATCTCCAAAATCCATCTGAAACGGATTACCACAATATAAAATAGTACCCGATCCAAATGTCTTCTCATGCCTAGTGTGAAAGTGTCCTGAAATAATAAGAGGTGCTTTTTTAAGCAAATCTTTAATCTTAACACCCTCTTCGCATACCTTGTACGCGTTCATTTTAAATGTTTCAATTTCAAAATGACCAAAAATAACGTCGCTATTAGGTATATCAGATGGATTTGTATTCCATGGACAGAAGGTTATAGTTCGTTCAAATGCTTCTATAGTGTACGGCTTATCGAAAATTTTGATATTATTTCTACCTTTATAGATTGACAGTGAATTCACATCTGTACGATGTTTATAATAGAGGTCATGATTACCGGTAATAGCGATAATATTAAAGTCCTTAAAAATTTCTAAAATATCAGCCGAAACCTGTAAAGTATTAACAGATATCTCGCTTCTATTATGATGCCAATCTCCGCAAAAAATAATATCCTTTATATTTTTACGCTTTAGTTCTTTTGATAGCCACAGCGCCCAGTTTATAGCTATTTCGTGCCATGTAGTGCTATTGGTATGTACGCCTAGATGTAAGTCTGATATTACGCAGACTTTAGGTTTATTGATCTTCACCATAACCGTCGTAATCTGAAGTAGGTTTTACATAAATCAACCCATTACTAGTTTCCGGATCAGTCATAATTTCTTCATACATTTTTTCTCTGTAATTTTTTACAGCCTCGTGATGTCGCTTTTCTTTCTTAATTCTGTTAATAAAGGCGTGAAAGGCAATGGTTGTAAAGTAAGAGAATGGATTTGATGCTGCATCAAAATTATATTTTTTGTTCTTTAAAGCAGAATACATTTTAATGAGGGCATCACCTATCATATCATCTTTATAAGTATAGTTAATAAACGATCCATTATAACTTAAACCATAAGCTATTTTTTTAATGATCTCTGCTAAATCATCTGTCATAATGTCTGAGTCATAATACGCTTTAAGCGATGTTTTAAACTCCTCTGGATCAACGTAATAGTTCTCTTTCGACATAAGTATATTGTATATAAACGTTTTAAGTAATCAAGATAGTTTAACTTGCTTATTAGTAAATTTTATTTGCTCTTTGCTGTAAATTTGTTTTCTTTTTTCGCTATGTCTTGAACCATAGTGAAGATTGTCAGATAAATCTAATATTAGTAGTTTTTCCTTACCCTCATGTAAGCGTAACCCACGACCAATTGATTGTACTGTGCGAATAAAAGATTTACCACCAGCAGCAAACACTATATTATGTAGATTTTTAATATTTACCCCAGTACTAAAGATAGCGCTGATAGCTATACATATAATATTATTATTAGACTCCATTATTTTTTTAATGCGATCTCTCTCTTCTACCTCTACTTCACCTCTTATAAAGAATATTTTATGTGTTTTATTATGTTTGTTAAAAAAATCTAATAATGTTTCTCCATGAGCTATGTGATTTACCAGAATAAGAGTATTACTCTTTAATTTGAGACAAAGTGACGCTATAAAATTGTTCCTATTCGAATTATTATATACAAATTCTAGTTCATTACGATATTCGTTATCGGTTATTTTAGGTATAGGTTCGCTATATGTTAAATTTAATATTTTAACTTCTACGTTTGTAAGAAAGTTTTCTATTCTTAAATTATAACTACTCTTTTCATATATAACTGGCCCGAGCTTACCTACTATTGACCATTTATCGAACTGATCCTCAGGTAATGTACCAGTAAACCCATATCTATTATGAGTTTTAATTTTACCTATTATTTTACTTATTTTATTATCTGATTTTATTTTATGGCATTCATCTACAATTAGCAAATCAATAAACCTAATCCAATCATGATCTGCAAACTGACTTTGTAAAATACCAATGTTGCAAATAACGACATTTGAAGTAAAGTCACACTTGTTATTACCTGTCCATTTAGATATCTTGAAGGTTGTACCACATGCTATAAACTCATCGTATGTTTGTGATACAAGGCCTAGATCGGGTACTATAACCAAGCATTTAAAAGTATCTTTATTTTTTGAATTTCTAAAATAGTTCTCAATTAAAGCAGCTGTAGTAAGAGTCTTACCTGCCCCGGTACCTAATACGCAAGTACCAGTTCCAATTTTAATAGCTTTTTGAATTACCTCTAATTGATAATCTCTTAATGTATGCGTAAACTTCGTAAAAATATTAGGATTGCTATTATTATTAATAATTTTTTTAAGCGATTCACTAATAGTGACATCTACAGGCACTTGATTATCAATTAAATATTTGCGTATCTCCCAGAAAAGTCCTAGATCACATTGACCTGTAGGTGTTATAGCATATTTCCTCAATGGAATGAATCTATTTTTACGTCTTAAAAATTTTGCATTAGGATTTTCGACAGAAAAGTATTCTCTAACTGCATTAAAAAGTTCACCTTCGCATTTAAAGTTGAGCTTATTTGTATTAGTATTGTAATTAAATTCTATCAAAGCTGTTCTAACCGGTTAAGTTCGACAATATTTTTTATCTCCCAGTGCATGCTGGACATTATTTTTTCAACTTTTTCTAAATATTCAATAATAAAATCATACTCTCTTATAGAGTCATTAATATTTTGCATTTCATCTAAAGAGTCAGCTGCAGACTCTGCTGTCGATTGAGTGAGTTTAACAGGCGATTCCTGCATAATTTTTTTAACAAGAGCAGCTTTAAGTAATTTACGCTTTTTTATTAAGCGACTATGTTCAATTTTTGCATCAATTAATCTAGCTACCCAGAAATGTTTTCGTGAAGGTAATTTAAGCTGTACATCTTTAATATTAAAATCATTAATAATTAAATCATTGCCTATTTCTTCTTTGTATCTTTTTAACAATTCCACAGAATTATTATAAATACTTATAATAATGAAATCAACTGTAACATTTAAAGAATATTTTTATAAAATATATGAAGATGTTACAGCGGGTAGTGCTTTAGGTGGAGTTGCAGGATTTAGTCCTCAGAGCGATAATATAAACAGCAGTGATTTTTATGCGCCTGGCGATACGCGTATACCGAAAGGTAGTAAAATTATACAGACTCGCGGTAAATCAATAAAAATAAAAAAACGTCGTAAAAGAAAAAAATAATGGATTTAGGTCACTGGAAAACAGAGCTTTTACATGAATGTACAAGCATACCTTTTGGATTTATTTACGAAATAACTTGTACTGTTAACTCTAAAAAATATATAGGTAAAAAACAATGTGTAACTCTCTTAAAACGAAGACCCTTAAAAGGTAAAAAAAATAAAAGAATAGAGGAAAGAGAGACAGATTGGCGTATTTATACTTCTTCTTCACGAGAGTTAAACGAAGATATAATTAAGTATGGCAAAGACAAATTTACATTTCAAATAATTAAGTGGTGTTATTCAAAATTTGATTTAGCTTATAGTGAAGCTAAAATTCAGTTCGAAAAAGAAGTACTGCTAAGAGATGAATATTATAATGGAATCATCAATTTGCGCGTCGGCCGACCTAAAAAGCGTCATATATAACAATACTCAAATAATAGACCTAACATCGATTGTTGTTAGGTCTATAGATCAAGTAAAAACACAGGATCTTCAGAATGTTGATGTACAAAGATTGTTTTTACATCACCTTATATTAAACATTTGTGAATGTTTAAAGGAATCTAACACATCTAAATATGTATTTTATTTGAATCTTTTATTACCTCAAGCAAATGATATAGATCGTAATATATGCTTAAACATTTTAACAAAAGCCTTAAGGAAAATGCAGATATCCTATATAGATTATCCGCAAGATTTAACTTATTTTATCAATAAACTCACAGAGAGATCGGATAATGAATTAATTCTGTTCGAAACTAAAATTATAAAATTAAAAAATAAAAAATCTTTTAAAAAAATAATGTTATTTTTAAAGCAAAGTGGGCTAACCTTCCTGCATGATACATACTTTATGAATCCGTCTAATAAAATGTTACTTTTTAGATAAATATACGTATGGATAAGTTTCTACAAATAATAGAAAGTCATACACCTGAAAAAGACATTGATGTATTAACTCAGGCAAAAAACGAACTAGTTAGACATTTTTATGAGAAAGAAGTTAAAGCGAAGCCAAAAGCTTTTCAAGATGTAATCGAGATATACACTAATGATAAAAAATATACATTGAAGCTAGTAGATGTAACATCAATAAAATCTGAGGACGACGAAGTTTCAGATACATCAGATATAATAGGAATGACGGCTAGAATAGCTCAAGGGACTAGTGAAAATGCGCCTAAAGCAAAGAATATATTAAGAAGATTTCAAAGCGTAGAAGGTCCAATTATTCTAAAAGCTGATAGAAGAGTGAAGGAAATAGAAAGAAAAGCTTATGAGAACCCTATCAATTATTAATAAACACCTAAAAGCTCTTAATGAGCAAGACGCTGCACTACCTGATGAACTACCTCAACCGCAAGCTGATGCTGCAGCTACACCCGACAAGGCTGTATCAGCTATAGGCGATACAGGCGGCGAGTCTTATTTAATCGATCTTGCAGTTAATGCCTTTATATATGGATCCCAACCAGGTAAACCAACAGAATCAGAATTAAAGATGGTTATTGAGGCTTATAAAGCTTTTAAAGAATCTGAACCAAATAAAGTTGCAGCAACTCTTGAAGAAATAATGAAACTAGGTAACAGCGGTGATGTAACGGTATCAAATCTTCTAACTGATAACTAATTATGCAGTGGAATTTAGAGAAACTATATGAAACATCCGTACAAGGTGTTAAAGTGCCTAAGCTCGATAGATTAAAAATATTAGGAGAGGAAGTTGCCTTATATAAGAAAGAAGGTGAAAATTATACTCTTGTAGGTAATGTAGATAATGAGTTTTATAATAACACATTATCAAAATATATTAAATTAGGTCTATCTGATTCAGTAGAGCTGCGTAAGACTATTTCCGAGATTCTTACTAAAAATAATGGAAACACACCAGATAATCTAAACACCTTTCAAAGCTATGTAGTAGAGGGTGGATTTACTCTAGATTCACAAAAACTTGCCGCAAGCGAAAGCTTTTTGTTAAAGTGTGTATCAGAGAATACTGGAATAATGTTAGATGAGTTTTTGAAACAAACATATGGTAATATTGATGTATATAATCAGTATTTCAAGACTGCTTGGGCTTCTATACCCGCTGCAACACGCGTTATGGGTAGAGCTGGAGCTGGTGAGTTATTTTTAGCGTTTTTCTGTAACGGTACCAAGCCTATAAAAGGCGATCTAAGGGTAGGTAGTGAAGATATAGAAATTAAAGGATTGCAAGGTCGCTTATTTAAGGGTAAAAAAATAGAAAAAACGAGAGCATTGTGGGAATTAGTTAATCAAAATTATGACGATGAATCACAATTACTTGATGAAATAGCCTTAACAATAGGCGCAATTGCTGCTCCGGGAGTTAATCATTATAACTCTGAGATATTAAAACTTATAACGCAACCTAATTTAAAAGATCAGATATTATCGGATTATAGCTATCTTCTTAAGAAAAATTCACTACCTGTCTTAAGTTTAACTATGGAGGTAGCAGGCATGGTACAATTGCTAGCATATAAGGAGATACAAAATTTCGATTCAATGATAGCATTCAACCATAAACTGCCTGCAGGTGTGTGGCTGCAATTCATAGACTTTAAAGATATAAATAATCTAGCAAGTTTATATAATAGATTACAAAATCTGACCAGTAGAGTGCGTATAGAAATGAGAGCAGATGGTAACGGATTTTCCTTTTCAGTATTTCCAAAAAAATGAAAACATTTAAACAACACTTTCAATTAATGTTAGAGTTCTTCGATGCTATCGACGGGGCTGTTAAACATATCGATCACCTTGAAGAGAATATACTTAATAAAGGTAAACAGGGTGTGATTGAAGCACTCGATCAGATAGAAGCATCTATATCTTATTTTGTTGACGAATCAGACTACGTTATAAGCACAAAGTTTGACGGTAGTCCTGCTATAGTTGCAGGCATCGATCCTAATAATAAATTCTTTGTAGCTAGCAAATCCGCATTTGCAAAAAATCCAAAGATAAATTATACGGAAGAAGATATTCAACGCAATCATGGACATGCTCCAGGGCTAGTGGAAAAACTCACCTTAGCACTAAGATACCTACCTTCATTAAATCTCAAGGGCATATATCAAATGGATTATATGTTCGATAATAAAATAAAACAATTTGAGACACCGTCAAAAATCGATGGTGTAAAAAACGAAAATAAATTTATTACCTTTACACCAAACACTATCAAGTATGCTGTATCGCCAGATAGTCCATATGGAAATGAAATTTTAAATGCAAAGATAGGGGTTGCTATTCATATTGAGTATATGATTCAAAATGGTATACTAAAGGTTAAAAAATATACTACATCTCCATCTGAAGTATCTGCTTCAAAAACTGTTTTTGTATTCAATGTTCTCGCTAATAAACCTAAAAACAGTCAAAGTAAGTTTGGTAAAATATTGTTAAATGATGTAAAAAAGAAAAGAAATGCTGTTTTAAAATTAGCAGATAAGGTTGATTTTAGTGGGTTAGATAACTATACCGGTTCACTTAAAACGTATATTAATACTGAGATTCGCTCGGGAAGATTCTTAGAAGACACGTCAATGTCAGCTAATGAATTTATTATATATATGACTAATCGTTTTAATAAAGAGATTGAAAAGTTATCTAGCGAAAAAGGTAAACTTAAAAAACAGGAAGAAATGAAAAAATCAATTTCTGAACTTAAGGGGCTGAAATCTTCTATAAAATACGCCTTTGAAATAACAAAGATAATTGCTAATCTTAAAAATAATCTAATTAAAATTTTTAATGAAATTACAAAGAACGACTTGCTCGGAACTTATTTAGAGGAAGCTCCCGGTGTATGGCAGACCACAGCACCTGAAGGATTTGCGTTATCTAAAGTCGGCGATCAAGGCGCAGATATAACAAAAATGGTAAACAGGCAAGAATTTAGTGCTGCTAATTTTGGTTCTGGTAAACCAGGTGCTACTCAAACTATATCACCAATACAACCTGAAAATGAAATCATTTAAACATTTTTTTGTAGAACAGAACGTAAATAAAACTGCGGTTATAGCGTATGGTCGATACAATCCGCCCACTATCGGACATCAAAAACTAATAGATAAAATAAGCGAGATAGCTTTTAAAAACAATTGCGATGGTATCATAGCGCCATCTCACTCGCAAGATAATATTAAAAATCCTCTCTCGTATATCGAAAAAGAAAAAATATTACGTGAAATGAGTGATGGGTTGAATATATTAGATCGAGGAAAAACATTTATAGGCTTACTGCAATTTCTACAAAACCAAGGATATACTAATATCATTCATGTTGCTGGTAGCGATAGAATACCTGAGTTTGAGAAACTAGTAGAAGCGTATAACGGTAAACCAGATAAAAAAGGCGTAATACCGTTCAACTTTAATAGTTACAAATTTGTATCAGCAGGCGAAAGAGATCCGGATACTGAGGGTGTTGAAGGTATGAGTGCATCAAAGTTACGACTTCTTGCGCAAGAAGGCAATCTAGAAGATTTTAAACAAGGTATGTCAGCAAAAGTTGGTAATTCTCTAAAAGAAGAAACATTTAATAAAATACGTGAGAGGATTAAATAATAATATGTTTAAGAAACAAGATCAAGACAGTCTAGCAAAAGCCTATCTTCAAATAAACGAAATGAATTTAGGTCCTGCTGCAATGAGTGTTCAACCTGTAGGTAAGCCTGTAATAGTAACCATGGATATGCCAGGTGCAAAGACCGAAATGGAAGATGATTGTGAAGACAACTCACATGAACATGATCCCAGTGAAATAAAAATGGCATCAGCAGAATTACATAAAATAACAGAATATATATCCAAACTTAAAGAAATTATACAACAACAACCTTCGCTGGAAGGTTGGGTAGCTGCAAAAATAACTAAAGCATCTGATTATATTTCTTCTGTCTATCATTATCTAGAGTTTGAACAAAGCGAGGGTAAATGCTGCGGCGATAATATGTATACCTCTAAGGGAGCTGAGAGTCATTGTGAGTATGCAGCTCAAGGATGTACCTGTGGTGGATGTAGTGAGTGTCACTAATATGAAGTCGTTTAAACAGTTCTTTGAAAAGACGGTTATAGGGTTGATTGAAAAAATAACCCTCGATGGTATTGGTGAAGTAGATGCAAAGATTGATTCTGGTAACGGCGCTTACAATGTATTACATGGTGAAGACGTTATACGTCAGGGTAATAAGGTTACCTTTACGACTATTAATGGTAAGAGATTAATAAAAGAAATAGAAGATACAATTGCTATAAATGTTGGAGCAGGTAACATTGAAGAAAGACCTGTCGTTAGGTTTAGAATGAAATTCAGCGGTAAGCAGTTTGATAACGTACCTTTTAGTATAGGTAATAGATCCACCAACGAGTATAAAATTTTAGTTGGTAAAGACTTTATAAAACAATTAGACGCTCTTATTGATATTGACTCGAACTTTATAGCTGATAAGAAAATACAAGTTGATATTTAATACCATTCTGGTTTTCTTCTTTTCGTCCAACTAGCAAAGTCTTTATCATATTTTATATATGATCTATATTGCGATATAACATCTAAGCTGTCAAAGTCAGGAAGCTTACGACACTCACAGTCTTGCGATATAGCCACTGTGAAGGGTGTTAAAGATGTTTTTTGTATAGTTGTATTGTGTAAATTCTTACTACACCAAACTATAAATTCTTTAGTAAAGTGCTCATTAGAATCAGGCCATCTAAACATTCTTTCAGTAAACTGCTCCAGTGTATGGTTAACCAACCACATAAAATTTTCTTTTGATTCTCTAGCCCATATAGAACATTGATGTTTAAAGTATCCTTTCCCAGACTTTCGGGACTTGCCTGATTTTGTTTTAGGTGTAGAGCTGTGATTAAGAACTTCCTGTGGAAATGCATGTGCTAGCATAATAGCACCTTCAATTTGCATTTTTGATCTTACATGCTTATCACAAAGATCCCGTGCTGCTAACACGGGATCTTCGTTGGTAACAAAAATATTCATACCATATTTTATACACGTTCCTTATCTCGCCATATCGATAAATTTATAAAACTCTGTACGGGTCTTCTCATCTTCCATAAAATCACCCGTCAGTTTTGACGTTATCATATAACACCCTTCATGCTTTACGCCGCGGTGACATGCACATGTATGTTGCGCTTTAATCACGACAGCTACTCCACGATTTTTCTCACATACTTTATCAATAGCTTCAGCAATTTGCTTTGTTAGACCTTCTTGAATCTGTGGTCTTCGTGCATAAAACTCAACTATACGATTAAGTTTACTTAACCCGATTACCTTACCGTCAATAGATGGTATATAAGCAACATGAGCAACTCCTGTAAATGCGAGATGGTGATGTGAGCATAATGATTTTACAGGAATATTGCATTGAGCAATCACACCATCGTACCCATCGGTTGGAAAAGCTGTTACTGAAGGCGGCTCGTTGTAGCATCCTGAGGCTATATCGTTAACAAACGCCTTTGCAACACGCATAGGAGTATTAGAAGAATTAGGATCGTTACGCCAATCAAAACCTAAAGCATCAAGATATTTTTCATATGCTTTTGCAGCACGTTTAATTATTGTCTGTTTTTCTCTATCACTACGTGGTACGTTACCGTTAGCATTAGGTAGTTTAACCTCTTCACTGACATTCTCGATATCATCTAAATCTTCCATATTAGATATAATAAACTAGGTATTTGTTGTTTTCAACTATAAATATAGTATATGAGGATTTACTCTCAAAAAGAACTACTTTCAGAAGGATTTTTTGAACGCTTAATAAAAACCGGCGTAAAAACAGGTAAAACAATTGGTAAGGTTATGCAAGCAGTAGATCCCAAGGCATCAGAGGCTTTATTAAAGCCGTTTAAGCAGACAAGAGATATTTACCGTTCTGTTGTCCCGGGCGCATCGGAAACTCTTAAAGATGAACCAAAAGAATTTATTTCTAGTTCAAAATCCGAAGCAGAAAAGTTTGCACGAAAAAATCCTAAAATAATACAAAAAATTATAGATACAGAAAAGTCTCTTTATAACAGAGCAGTAGATCCGTCCAGCGTTTCTATTATTAATATGAAGCAACCTGATGGTAGAGCTGTACAAAACTTGGTAGTTTTAAGTAAAACTATAGGTACATCAAAAAAGCCCCTAACTAGATACATGTATAGCAAAGATGGTAAATTTATTAAGAGCTTATAGTTGAAATTGTTACGACTCATATTATAATAATATTATGAGTAATTATCAGAGTACAAAAGTCATTGAGTTGGGCTCTTGCGCATTTAGGCAGTGGAGAGCTACCCATTCACACTGCAGATTTCTTCATGGTTATCAACTTAAAGCTAAATTATGGTTTGGTGCTTCTACACTAGACGAAAAAAATTGGTGTGTTGATTTCGGCGGACTAAAAGAACTTAAAGCTAAGCTACAGCATGTTTTTGATCATACGACTACAGTAGCTGCTGATGATCCTGAACTAGCTACATTCGAAGAACTAGATAAAAAGGGTATCATTCAGCTTAGAGTACTTGAAAAAGGTGCTGGTATAGAAAGAGCTGCAGAGTTAGTTTTCAGTATTGCAAATAGCTATATTAAATCTCTAACGAGTGGCAGATGTTGGGTTGATAGAGTTGAGGTGTTTGAGCATGAAGATAATTCAGCTACGTATACCAGAGATATAGAAGCTGGTAGTGTTAAAGAATGCAAAGCAGAGCAACCTAAACATGAAGAGGTACAACTTTTGACTGAACAACCATTACCTGCTCCTGATTTAACTCAACCTAATACACAAAGCTCTAATGCAGCACACGTAGGTCCGAACGTTACATCAGGTAAAGGCAACTGGTTTGCTGGTACTAGCTGGGGCTAATGCTTAGCTTCTAAGATATCGACAATAAATCTTAAGATTTTACTTCTTACGATTTCTGTCTCACCGAACTTAAATGCGTAGATTTCATTATCTACGCATTTTTCGTTATTAAATCTCTTAAATATTTCCTCATATCCTGATGCTTTTCCAATATCTGACTGTTTAAGATCGCCGCAAACAATATACTTTGTATTTTTACCGAATCTTGTTAGAATTGTAACTAGTTCACCTTTTGTTAGGTTTTGAGCTTCATCAACAATAACAATGCTATCGTTAAATGTTAATCCTCGTACGAAATTTACAGGTACTGCATGAATAATATTATTAGACTGCAAGAGACCGCAAGTGCTATCATCCGTTACTTCTTTTACCTTTTCCAAAAGAGGCATAGCATAAGGTAAAAACTTATCATCGACCTCTCCCGGAAGAGCTCCAATAGACCTAGAAGCTGACTCGATAACTGATCTAATATAAGTAATGCCTCGTGTTTTTTGATCTTTTATAAGCTCTAGACCTGCTAATACTGCAATATAAGACTTAGCACTACCAGCTGGTCCATCTACAAAAACCATGTTAGTTTCTTCACGTTTTATACATTCGTAAAACGCTTTATGGTTAGTGTTGAAGTAAAAGGGCTTTTTAATTTTAAAATTAAAAAGCCAGTTTTTTTGAATAGAATTTTCGATTTCCGATAATTCATCCAAACCTGCATTTTTACGCTTACGCGTAGGGGACTTGTGAGTCATGCAATAGTATTTATTCAAAAACACTTGATTCTAAATAATTGTATATCATAATATATGTTATATGAGCGTAGACAGTAATACGGAAACTATATTTTTAAGTGATGATCTTATTTTTTATACTCTAGAGGGTGAAGGTGAGTATATTGGTCAGCCATCTGTTTTTATGCGGATGTCTATGTGTAATCTTACATGTATTGGTTTTGCTTCAGAAGATTCACCTAACGGATGTGATTCGTTTATTTCATGGTCTATAAAAAATAAAAAAACTTTTAGTGAGGTGTTCGAGTTAATGGAAGAAGGTAATCATGTAACTCATCTACGTGAGGGAGCTATTTGGAAACTCACAGGAGGCGAGCCTATGATTCAGCAAAAGCAGTTACTTAAACTTGTTGAAGCTTTTAAAGATCGTTATAACTTTATACCACGAATCGACTTCGAGACTAACGCAACATTAATGCCTGATGATCGTTGGGTGACGGAGTTTAACGCTACGTTTACTACCTCACCTAAACTAACCTCGAACGGTGATCCAGAAGAAAAGACATACAAGCCCGAGGTTCTTAAATGGCATAAAAATCATAACTCTGGGTTTAAGTTTGTAATTAGTAAGTCAGAAGATATTGAAGAAATCTGGCGTAAGTATATTAAAGATAAAGAAGGTATTAACGTACCTCTCAATCGCGTGTGGTTTATGCCCTGTTGTGGATCTCGGGAAGAACATATTGAAAAAGCACCGGCAGTAGCCGAATACGCAAAAGCAATGCATGTGAATTTTTCACCTAGATTGCACCTACTGTTATGGAATATGGCGCTTAAAGTGTAAATAACATTATGAAGCTTAGCGTTGTATTCACTGTATTAAATCAATTAAAAATTGATCACTGGCAAACTAAAAGCTACGCCGAGCATAAAGCACTCGGTATAGCATACGAAGCTCTCGATAGTTTGTTTGATAAATTTGTAGAGATTTTCTACGGTAAAGGTAAAATTTTAGACTCGAGAGTGACTTATACTGTCAAGTCTGACTCTTATGGAGGTGATCTTATAAGCAATTATACGACAATGAAAAATAATGTAATTTCTTATTTATCAACTGTAACAGAAGGTCAAGGAGATCTAAAAAATATACAAGATGAGATAGAAGCTGAGTTTAATCATCTACTATACAGATTACAGCAGAAATAATTTTTTATTAAAGGAACTTCTTTAATATTCTATGAAGAATATTAGATATGAAATCATATAAAACTCTTGTTTTAAACAAGTATTATTTTCCGGTTGCAGTAGAAGGTATACAAAAAACATTCGGTAACATATTTTCAGGTACCGTTATACCTCTAGACATATCTTATGAAGAAGATAAGGACGCAGGTGTAAACTTAGAAAGTGTTGAATATTTTACTGCTGTACCAACAGTTAAGGATTGGATAGC